AGACCAGTACCAGTAGTTGCAGAAGCAACAACAGAACCGTCACCAGCGTGTGTGCCAGCACCAGAGAAATCAGTATCAGCTTCGTTGAAAAGTGCTTCAGTACCACCTTGGGTGCTGTAACGGCTCTTCATTGCGAAGATAAGACCAGTAGGTTGAGTCATTGGCTGTACACCAGCGATATCATAAGCGATAAGCTGAGGCATAGAACGACGAACCAAAGAGATTAGGATTGGATCGTAACCAGCGACTGTACCAGTGTTAGCACCAGCTTCACCACCAAGACCGATACCAGTACCGCCAGAGTTGGCAGGTGCTGCTTCGTTCAAGATACCTGATTGCTTGTGCATTTCACGCTCTTGGTTTTCCAAGAGAACCGCAGTCACTTGCTTACGGTAGTTGTCCTTGATTTGAGGTGCACCCTCATGCTCAAGGATAGGTTGCCATTTGGCAACTAGATCATTATAGTTTGACATTTTTAATTTTCCTTAGTTTTACTTGTTGTACAATGCTGACATGTATGCTGCCATCTTAGGATCGACATGTTTCTTAACTTCTTCTGTCAATTCTTCGACTGGTTCATCAGTAATTACTGATTCAACAATAGTATCAGATTTTGCCTTGTTTGTGAAATAAGATTCACGAATAGTCTGAACCTTCTTAGCGAAAGTCTCAGCGTCATCAAAAGCCAACTCTTCAGCTAGACCCATAAGTTTTTCAACTTCTGTATCGGTCAAACCTTCTTTAGCATTGTCAAGAATTTCTTTACGCTGATGCTCAGAGATAACTTTCTGTGCTTCAATGTTCTTCTTAACCTGCTCATTGAGTTTGTCTTCGAGTTCTTCTACTTTCTCTTCCATTTGACCAAGAACGTCAAAACGCTCTTCTGGAACATCAATGTAGTGCTGCTCGAATAGACCTTTCAGACCTTCAACGAAGCCTTCAAGAATTTCAGACTTCATACCACGCTCAAGGGCTAATTCATTTTGTTCAATCCACTGCTCGGCAACATAACCGAGATATCCATCAACTTGCTCAACAAGACCCTCAACATTCTTCTCAACCTGCTCATTCAAGCGAGTTTCGAATTCTTCTTCGATGCGTGCAGTTTCAGCTTTTACACGTGCTACAACTGCTGCTTCAAAAATTGTTTCTGCCTTCTGCTTAAACTCTTCTGAAAGTTCTTCACCTTCAGTTAGTGCAGCGACATCTTCTTTAACGTCAAAAGAAAGTTCTTCTTTTTTCATTTTGTCTTCCTTTTTATCGTCATCTTCATCTTCGTCTTCATCTTCGTCGTCATCCTCATCATCGTCACCCTTCTTTTTATCGAGTGCCTTTTTGAGTGCTGGTGGCATTTCACCTTCAGCAACGACTTCTGTAGACTCTTCAGAAGTTTCTTCAGTATTTGTTTCCGCTAGTGCTTCTTGGTCTTCCACTACTTCTTCAGTAGTTTCTTCAGCAACTGCCTCTTCAGAGAGACCCTGCTTTTTTGACTCTTCGAGCAACTCAGCAATTTTTTGTTCAATTGACATGGTTATCTCCTGTAAACTGGATAAGTTTCCTTATGTATATATTATTTATAATTTAACGGATTTTACTCAAAAAATCCTCGAAAGCACGTATCTTTGCTTCCTCTAGTTGTCTAAAGGACGCTTTACGAATAAACCGTTGTGCTTCCTCAATATCTTTTTCCACAAACTTTCCATCAACAAACGTCCACTCTTTACCTTCCATGATACCAGATACGTAAGCATCAGGGGCAGAGGGATCTGCTACGATATCTGCAGCAGTAGATAACATAAAGTCATCTTGAACGACCTGAACACCGTCTTTACCAGTTTTCAGTGATCCCATCGCTCGGCTAGAGACACCAAGTTGAGCACCGCCATCAAGCAAACCTTTGGCGATATTACCCATTGGAGTTTCTAGAATTTTCGCACGACCAACATAGTTGGTTCCCTCTTTTTTAAGAGAAGTGATAATATGTGAGACTCGATCAAGATTGATACTTGGAGTATCAGGATGACCAAGTTCACCATATGCACGATTTTTCTCGACATATTCTTTCATGTAACGAGTTACTTCACGATCCATAACTGATTCAGGATACATGCGACCGTTACGATTTTTAACTTCTGCTTGAAGGAAAACACCTTCAAGATATAAATTCTTTTTACCGTCTTTGTCTTCGACAATGACTCTATTTTGTTCGAATACTTCTTTAATCAGCTTCATTGTTAACTCCCAACTGCCGTAATGTCATCATAAGCACCAAAGTATGCTGGCTCATGAGTAGTTGAGAAGCCATCTGTCTTGCGAAGAATCAAATAAATTTGTGCTTCTGCACCAGCAATTGCTACTTCAATATCAGCATCGTCTTCAATAGCATCAACAAAACCGTTCATATTAAACTGAACATAGTCGTTGACACCTCCAGGAATCGTAGCAATGTTGACACTGTTACGAGTGATAGTTACAGATGCTCCAGATAGAGTAGAAACATAATAGCCTACAAGAGCGACTTTTGGAGTGCCACCTGCAGTTAGTGCTTGGTTATCTGATAACAGCGTAGAAATATCAATCGTGCCAGTAGCAGCAGTGCCAGCAACTTTCACAATCGCTTCCTTGTGTGAAACTTTCATATTTGTAACTGTTACAGCCATCTGTTATTTCTCCAATAAACTTACTACATGTAAAAAGTTATCCGAACTTTTCTTCATGTAATTTACAATTTCATCTTGTCCTTCTAGTAAACTATTTATGCGCTTAATAGTAACACCTTCCAGTGCTACTTTATCGCCATTATCAAGAACAAAATGTGTTTTTCCTTCAATTAACCTATCAATCTTATTTATCTTTCTTAATTCACAGACAATCGGATCAATAGTAAAAACATTAGAAGAAGCAAGGGATACGTAGTTTTCAATAAGGGTATCTGTAATCTTGTCGTCAGAATATTTACGAATAACTTTTACGATAGTATTTTCTGTTAATTCTTCGTATGTATCTTTTGTGACTTCTTGTGCTAATTTTTTTGCGGTAATATCTTGTTTAATAGATTCCCTTGCCTCTTCTAATGTTTCGAACAGAGTTTCATCTCCATCAACGTAAATGAGACCATACTCATCTGATTCAATCAAATGATTATAGTAACGTAAGGTGCGTTTAACACCCTTCGTTTCATTTAGTTTCTGTGTAAACTCTGAATAAAACATTATTCTGGAGTACCTTCTTCTTTTGTTTCTTCTGCTGGAGTTTCCTCTGCAGGTGTTTCTTCAACAGGTGCTTCAGCAACAACTTCCTCTTTAGGAGCGAAGCGATCTTTTAGCATATCAAGATACGCATTAGCGATAACAGACGTTTGGTTGTCGTTATTCATTTTCTTCGACTTCCTCTACTTCTTCAGCAGTTTCTAGTTGCTCATCAGCTACTTCAGTTTCAGCTACTTCTTCAGTATCTTCAACTGGAGTTTCAATTTCTTCTTCAGTAGCAAACATTGTTTGTGCTACGTTGGTGCGCATGTCGTCTAGTTTACCAGACAATTTTTCAGCCATTGCTGCACCGAATGCTTTTTCTGTTTCAAGGGCATTACCTTGAACCATAGCGTCTACGAGTTCTTTCACTGTATCAGTCATACTTTATTGCTCCTGTTCTTGTTCATTATCTTGATCATCTTGTTGTTGGGGTTCATCACCCTCACCTGCAATTTGCTTGGCGATATCTTGAATCATATCGTCAGGCATTTGTAGGATGTTTTTCCTTACCCATTCTTCTGAGTAAAAACGTCCAATATAAGGTTCAATAGATTGCAGCATCTGAATACGAGTCTGCATAATCTCTTGATCTTTTAATTCAGCAAAGTGGTTGTCTTCAATAAAGTCAAACCGCATTACGTTATCAATGTCATCCCATTCTTCTGCGTTGATGACACCTTTAGCAACTAGCTGAACACGAAGTGCTTGTGCAAACAACTTCGCAAACTTTTTACGTAGACGAATTATGAATTTGTTAAACATAACTTCGTCACGAGTAATTTCAGTCGAACGACCAATTGAGAAACCTTGCTGTTGCTGTAGGCGACTCATTGGCACATTCAGTGCTTGGTAAAGTTTCGTTTGGAAGTATTCAATGTCTTGGATTTCACCAAGATTCTGCCCTCCAGGAAGTGTAGTAATTTCAGTACCTTTACCACCTTCACGACGAGGCATCCAGAAGTCTTCCATCATCGATAAATGACGACGATCGTCACGGACTTCACCAGTGGTTGCATCATATACAACCTTGTTTCTAAACTTATTCATGATGTCAGTAACGTATTGTTCAGCCTTTAACTTAGGCAAGTTACCTACATCAACGTAGAAAATTCTACGCTCTGGTGCACGACTAATACGATAAATGACCAAGGCATCCTCGATCATCTTCAACTGGTTTACTGGCTTAATTGCTTTGTGCAAATAAGACAGCGACATTCCAGTATTCGCATCAACATTACCAGAAGGAACATCAATGATAGAGTCGAGAGACATTTTTACGCCATTAACGTTATTTTCGCTAATGCCTTTGTCATTGTAAAGATAATACTCTTCTGTATTCTTTACGATCTCAAGACCTTTTTCATTCTTTGTTCGTTGTACCTTTTTAATCCTACGAATCTTTCGTGGATCAATTTGGCGCAATTCCAAGATACCATCTTTTGGTCTCTTGGGATCTAAAACGACATGATAGTAGATTCGACCATCTACATACCACTGCTTAAAGATTTCATGACCACGATGCTCGAACTTAAACATTCGAAGCATTTCTTGAAATTCGTCACGAATCTTTTTCTTAATACCATCAGATACTTTCACATCATCAAGAATAATCTCTACTGACTGATCTTTTTCAACTGAAACAATTGCTTCATTAACAATGTTTTCAATTGCTGTATCACAGTCACCGTATTGGGCAATCTGCCTATAACGACGAAGAAGATCGTTTTCATTCTTGATAACACCTTCCAAGTCCATGACTTGACCAAAGTATCCCCCAGCATTTATTCCAACACTGGTTGATACTACGGTTGAGCCATCTTGCGCAGGATTAGGAGCCACCACACTGGGTAACTCCTTGCCTTGTTTACGCTTTATTTCAAATCCAAATAATTCCATACTATATCCCTACGTTAATTTCTTTCGCTTCTATTTATAGAGGGAAAGTACCGACTGGAGTATCAATCGAAACGTTGAGACCAAAGCCAGAACTTGCACCTGTATCAGAAGTGAAGAAGTTGTAAGTAAATTCAACATCAAACATCTCGATAGCGTTTTGCTGTTCGTAATCAAGTGCAATTGCACCGATTAGCGTTGGCATGGCGTCTACGAATTTGTAAGACTTAATCTCAGCACCAGAACGATCCAACTGAGTTACAGTCAAGTCGACTTGGTAATCACTAGGATTAGTACGACCATCAGTAGTGTTGTAGTTCTGGA